CACGACACTGCATCTGCTGTGTAGTGGTTCGATGATCTTGTTTTTGTAGTTACATGTAAAGATGAATCTACAGTTGTTATAAAACGCCTCAATGTTTGCCCGTAGTAGGAGTTGTACGTCGTTCGTTGTGTTATCTGCCTCATCAATGATGATGACTTTGTGTTTTGCAGTTGACGAAAGCGAGACGGTCGAAGCGAAATTCTTCGCAGTATTTCTGACGGTATCAAGGAATCGTCCTTCATCGGATCCATTGATGACATAAAAATCTACTCCCAGTTCGTTACATAGTGCTTTGGCTACCGTAGTCTTTCCACAACCTGCAGGTCCAGCAAGAAGCATATTTGGTATCTCACCTTTATCTAGGAAGTCTTGAAAAGTCTTCTTAATGCTTGGTGGTAAAATACATTCGTCAATAGTTTTGGGTCGATACTTTTCAACCCAGAGAAATTCATCTCGCATAATCAAATCCAGTCAGGTTTACGATGGGGGAGACGAAGGTAATTATCGCACACCCATGGTTTAGATGCAATATACATCTTGTATGCTGTAAAAGTATCGATGTTATCATCATACTTAAACTCATCTGGCATTGCCCTTGCAAAGGGCGTTGTGTCCCTTCCACTACGCCCTTGAGGGTCTGCTGTAGGAAGTATCTTCTTCGCTGCTAGAAGGGTCTTCTGGCAGGTGTGAACCTTGCCATAGCGAGCAGTGTATTCATCACACATAGCAAGACCATGTGCAAGTAGCCACTGCCAATTAATCACAAACTCATTCGCCCACTTGGTACATGGGTGATTACGAAAAGCACCCTTCTCAGTAGCATAGGGAGTACCGTCTGCTCTAGGAAGAGTGCCGAAGTTATGACCCCATTTGTCAGAGCATACAATAGCAAGCATCTGACAGGTCTCTAGGGGCATCTTGACAATGTGCTTATCGGGGAGAACCCTGGCAGACTCCCAAGGACTGGGAGAAGTCACAAAGATATTCATAGTAATTTTGACAAAGAAATTGTCAGTAGGAATACTAACATTATAACCACGTCCCAAGACCTTGTACGAATAAAGTAAGGAACTGAAATAAAGTCTGCAATAAAGTGAGTCATTACACCTGCCATCACATCAATGTGAATAACAATAAAATAGGCAATAATCGCAAGAGCACTGCCTACTATTCTCATTAAAACATCAACCGAAGGACGAGTCAGGCTCAAGGGCAATGTAGTAAGTGAGATCATGATTCTTAGAAGTAAAACGGGACAATAGTTTTTGCGAAACAACCACGTCATATGTCCCAGGAAGAACTTTAATATTCTCTACTTTGAAATTAAATGAGAAAGTGGAATTAGTTTCACCTACAACAACTGCATAATCATTAGATGTATCGTTTTTCTTATCCCTAACTACAATTTTTACAACACCATTAGCACCAACTGCAGAAAGGTCTGGGAGTTGATAAACAGCTGATGCTTTTAAAAGTTTCTCTAATTGATCAGTACTGAGTTCAAAACAAACATCTTCACTAGGAAGTTTGATTTCCTTTTCAGGGGGAGTTACAATGACATTTGGATCGGCAAAGAAATACTTAGAACGAGACTTACCTTCACGGATCATCACGTATCCATCATTAGCGAAATCAAGTTCGGGATTAGAATGGAGTGATAGACCATTAAGAAACTGATTTAAATCGTAGACTCCAAAGTCTTTGGAAAATTTTTCATCAATAGTTGCTTCAGCAAGGATATTTTTCATCACACTAATAGTGCGAAGTTTGTTTCCCTCTTTAAAAAGAATAGATTGGTTAATTGAAGAAAAGTTCTTCAAAACAGAGATAGTCTTATCAGATAGTTTCATGTTTATGGGTTTTAATTTCATTACTGAGGATAAGTTTCAAGTTTTGCATTTTTATCATTAAAATGCATTAGAAGTACAGCATAATGCAGAATCTTCATAATGTCACGACGGGCAGTACCCTTCTTATCATATCGTGACGCATACTTGAGAATGTTACTGCGACAAAATGCCTCACCATCACCACATGCTTCAATAAGATCAAGAGTTTGAATCTTATCGGAACCAGCAGAATAATGCTGATCATATGTTCTAGTAATGTAATCTTTCAATTCCTTGATGATTACATCTTCACTATACTTCTGTCTTCTATTTTCAATCATATTAGGTCCATTAATTAAAAATTCATAGTCACTGTGACCCCATGGAGGCATACAATCATTGTCTCCTACACTACTACCGGAAAGTGTAATATGGTCATCTCCAATACCACCAGTAAAATTTGCAGGATTACTTGCAGCACCATAAAAGCTAATAGTGTCAGTTCCTGAACTTCCACTAATAACCGTATTATTTGATTCTTGCCAAAAATTTTCCCAATCTTTTCCATTTGCTGTGGAAATTCCTGATAAGGAATCTCCATAAATTTCATTAGTACTCATAATTTTATCGTAAAGAAAACTCCAGGAATTAGTCATAATTTATTATATCAGAATTAAACCTCAGCGTCAATTGGCATTTGGAAATCAGCATCAACCTTATCGTACAATTCTAGGAATGCCTGCTTAGTTTCATCGTCAAAACGATTAACACAAACTTGAATCGCTTTTGCCTTATCGTTGAAGATGCTGTATGCACGGACGATATGAACCAGGCGACGGGTACTAATAATTTCTTCAATACCACCGTCATAGAATGTCTTACGGATAATGTCTGCCCAATCCACAAGACGCTTGCAGAATTCACGATCCTCTACACCAAGATCTAAAGCAATACCCTCAAGAATTTTCTGCTCTACTGAAGATGTGGGATAGGACTGCTCAAAAGTTACAGGGAATCTTTCGAGAAATGCTTCGTTAAGGACATTAGTGCCGATAAAGCGACCATCATCAGAACCCTTACCCTTAGTATTGGCAGTAGCCATGACATTAAAACCAGCGGCAGGTTGAACATAGCGACCAGTCTTCTTCAAGAACACACCCTTACCTTCAAGGATGGACTGGAGACAGAGGATTTTATTACTAGCAAGGTCAACTTCATCGAGTAGCAAGATTGCTCCCCTTTCAAGTGCTTCCACGACAGGTCCGTTATGCCAAACAGTTGCCCCATCGACAAGACGGAAGCCACCAATAAGATCGTCTTCATCAGTTTCAATAGTAATGTTGACACGAATTAATTCACGACCAAGTTTAGAACAAGCTTGTTCTACAGAAAAAGTCTTACCATTACCAGAGAGACCAGTAATAAATGTGGGATAGAATAGTTTGGAATTAATAATTTTTTTAATGTCGGTAAAATTACCAAAAGGGACAAAAGTAATATCTCTTTCTGGGATAAGGTTTTGCTTAATAGCAGGCATTGCAGGTGGTGCCTTATAGTTTTGCTCCAGTTTTTCTTGCAATGTCAAGTTCCACTTTCCACGACTAGTTTTGTAATCAGTAAGTTTATTAGTAACTGTTTGGTAGTTTGCACCATTCATAGCGCACCAAGCACGAATATCAGCAGCTGCAACGGACTCACCGTACAACCCCTGAAGAGAAGTGCGAATAAATTCGGATGAGAGAGACATGTGGTTTGTTTGAACTGAAGTTATTATAGACGAAAAAGAGGGGTCTCAACCCCCCCTTGTGTCACCTTTCAGATTGTCCATACTTGTATCGCATAGCTTGAAGTACATATGCTTGAGATAAGGATCTAGGACCTTCAGTAATAATCTCAATTATTTTGGGATCCTTTTCTGAAGAGATGGCAATTTCTTTCCAGTTTTTTTTCATACGACTAATGAAATAAATTCGCCAAGAACTTTCTTATTTAGTTTCTTAGTCTTCAAAGACTTGACAAAAGCTGATTTAATCTTTGCTTTACTAGCACCATCATCAACTTCAAACTCAGAATCTTGAGATAATGCAGATGCAGAAATACCAAAGTATGCATCATATCCAGAATCTTTAATGCAAAAACTCTTTTCTTTTTTCCACTCCGATACTAGTTTTTGCTGATCACAACTAAACTCATCATAATATCTACGAATAAAACTATTCCCATCGCGAGGAGAAAGAACTCTAATACCAATGACATTGAGAAAAGTAAATTTATCCTTTAAATTTTTCAACATTACATCTGTAAACTTATGGTATTCATATTCAATTTTATATGTGGTTTTTAAATTACGATCTCTAAGATAAGTTGTATTTACATTAAGGCGTCGATTTCCAATATAAGATTTTCCATTCATTCCAGAAATTTCAACATGACGAGTAAGATGTCCAGCTTCACCGTCAGTCAGTATAATACACTGAACTTTTTGAAGTTTATTTTGTTTTTGGAATTTTGGAATAATTTGATGAAGACTAACAATGGATTCATTTAATGGTGTTCCAGAAAGAGACATACGATCAGGAATATCATAATTACATGCATATCCACAATGATAATAATTAGCAATTCTCCAAATGTTTAACATTTGATTTTCAAGTTTTTTCCCAGAAATTTTGCTTGAAAGAATATTCAGCATAGAAAATGGTTCGTGGACACATAAAAGATCTTTCTTTTTTTCATAATGAGGAACAATATCTTCCCCAACATATCTTCTCTGCTCATGATCAAAAGCAGATCTATGCCACTCATTAGAAAAAGCATAGACTTCAAATGGAATATTAACTTTTTTACAAAACCAAACAAGGTTGAAAAGTTGCTTACAAGTATCTTGGAGAACTGTAGACATTGACCCTGACCAATCTAGAACAAAAATAAGTCCATGATTTTTACCATCAGGTACAATAGATACTTTTTTAAATAGATCTTCATTAAACTTATATGTATGAAGTTTTGATGTATCAAGAACACCCGTATTAGAGATAGATGCCCGTGAATAACTATCCGCAGATTTACGACATTCAAACTCCTTTACCAAGTAATTAACTTCTTTTTGAGCAGAACGTTTGAATTTCAAAAAATTATTATCTACGGTTTCATAAGAAATTTTAATCGTAGGATATTTTTTAAGTTGGTTATTAAAGAATGAATCAACTTCAAAATGAATCTTAGTATTTGAAATAATAATACTGTCAAGATTAACTTGAGGAATTTCTACATAGACATTATCAATCCCAGCTTCGTTAATTAAATCTTTTAAACTTTCTTCAAAATTTTTAACAGTTAAAACTTCAGGTTCATTCGAAGTTGTATCAAAAGATTTTGAGTCATTATTTTCTGCATCTTCACTATTATCGTTTCTCTCTTCCGTATAATCTTCAGAGTTTTCTGAGTTTTTAATTTGAGGTTCAGATTCTGTTTGAGTTTTATCGGATGAGTTTGATTCTCCTTCCAATTCAGGAGAGACTTCAGCATCTGATATTTTATCTTGATTCTGTTCGCTTTTACAAAAATTATAAAGTTCTTCTGCAGCGATCAAAACATGATCAAATGTTTCACAATCAGAAATCATATCAATAATTTCTTTTTCTTTTCCTTTTTGAATATAAATTTCATTATAATTTCCAATCTTGAAGAAAAGATTTGCTCTATCAGCAAGATTCATCTTTGATATATCTTCTCCGTCAAGACAGAAGAAATCTTCTTCACTAAGTTCTTTATATCCACCATAAAAGGTTTTTGCAAGACCAGGATATTTACGCTTCATCAATTTTTCAATACGAGCATCTTCTACAATATTAAAAAATTGGTGGGGAACATGAGTTGGAAGATCTTGATTCGGAGTAAATAAGGCATGCCCAACTTCATGTCCAACCAACATATCATAGACAATATTACTTGCATTGTCCCAAATAGGGAGACTTAAAACACGAGTCTGTACATTAAACTGTGCCGTCTCAATACGACGATGCTCTACAATCAAGTCTTCAGTAGCAAGCAATTTTGCAAGCTGTGACTTAATTTCATGAGAGATCGACATGAGTTTTCTTGCGTATGAACCTATAATACGACAAAAGGTCGCCTTTAAGACGACCCTCGTGTAGGTTTTTAAAGTGGCACAGTAATTTTAAGAAACCATTCTACTGAATCCTTTTACTTTTTCAAATCTAACAACATCGGAAAATTTGTCGTGGAGAGATTCTTTATGTGAAATTACAAAAATATTAGCATCTTTAACTACAAACCTAATAATTTTCAGAAATTCTTCTGTCCCAAAACCATCAAGAGAACTATCGAAAACTTCATCCATAATCAATAGATTAGTATTAATGGAGTTTTTCATCCTTGCAACTTCTCTCCATGTAAACAAAAGTGCCAAGTCAATTCTCATTTTTTCTCCTTCACTAAAAGAGGAGTAAGAAAAGTTTTCATGAATTGGAGACTTGACCGTTTCGTTAAACTCTTCGTCAAGAGTAAAGTTTATATAAAAGTCCATCAGTTGCAAATACCGATTGACTTGTTGATTTATTAAAGGCAAATACTTCTTAATAATTTTGGATTTTACTCCACTATCTTTTAGCAAACTATATGAAAAATCATAGTAGTTAATTTCATCTTTTCTGGTTGCTAAATTATCGTATGTAGTTTTTAAACTATTTTTAAAGGATTCTAACTTTTCATGCTCAGTATTTCTATCTGCAAGTTGTTCGGCAATTCTTTGAATTTCCGATTCAAGATCTCTGATTTGTTTTTGACATCCAGCGATCTTATTATTGTTTTTAGAAATGTCATACGTTAATGAAGTAATCTCCTTAGATAAAATAATAAATTGACGCTCTCGGTCTTCTTCTTCTTTAATTGCCTGCTCTAGTTCTTTATAACCAGATTGCAACTCTCTTGCTTTATTTTGAGCGTCGTCAATTTTATTTATTCTGAAATCTTCTTCAATAGATTGTGTACAGGTAGGACAAACCGTATTCTCTGTGAAGAACTTATGCTCTTTTGTAATTGTTGATACTTTATTAGAAATCTTACCTTTTAAGTTTCCAAGTTTGCGAAGTTTATCCGATACACCTTCAAAAGTAGAAATAACTTTTTGCAAATCATCAACTTCTTCAATAATTTTAACATTATCACACATAGCAGTATTCTCTTCATTAAGAAGTTCTTTAATGCTATTTTCTTTTAATCTAATATTTTCTTTACCACGATTTTCTAACTCACCGATAAAATTTTCTTGCATTGAAACTTTTTCATTGAGAGATTCTTTTTTAAGTTCTAAGACCTTTACTTCTTCACGAATACTCCTAATCTTATCTTTAATTAAGTTATTCATAGAAGAAAAAATACGAATATCAAGAAGATCTTCAATAACTTCTCTACGATTAGATGCAGTCAATTGCATAAAGGGGACAAAAGTACTACTACCCAAAATTACAATTTGAGTGAAAGATTTATAATTCATCTTCAATACATTTTGCTCTAACCACTTTTGCTGATCCAATGCAGCTGCAGATTGATTTAGAAGCGATCCATCTTTATGGATCTCAAATACATTTGGTTTTATTCCACGAATGACTTTCCAACTAGTATTACTGATACTGAATTCAACTTCAACAATACAATCTTTCTCATTGACAGAATTGATTAGTTGAGGTTTATTAATTTTGCGAAATGGTTTTCCAAACAGAGCGAACGTAAGAGCATCAAGTAATGTACTCTTACCAGCACCATTAGTTCCGATGACAAGATTAGTTGGGTGCTTTTTTAAATTAAATTCTGTACTTTGATTGCCAGTAGAAAGGAAATTTTTCCAACAAACCTTTTCAAATAAAATCATGTTTAGTTTTTGGTGGTATTACGAAGTCGTTTTCTGAAAAAATAGCATACTTGCAATCATTCATCTCGCAAGTTTTTATCATTATAGCATCTTCTATTTCTATAACTCGCATTTCTGGAGATCCATCATTTTCAAGCATCATGGCAAATCTTACAGCATCATCTTCCTTTTCCCAAATATATAAAATATTTTCACCTGTTTCATCTGCAACTGAATATGCACCATCGGTTTCTCTATCGTTTACTGTCAGAATATACATGTTAAATTAATTCACATGCTTCTTGGTACGTGTTTCTCATTATATTCTGAATCCTAGATTTATCAAGATTTATCTCAGAATCTTGAATATATCTATTTAAAATTGAGAGAGTATCCTCGGATTCAAATGCTTCAAAATCTTCAGATTCTCCTATGACAAAATTTTCTACAATCTTTAATTCAGATACATTTGAATCATATAACTTATCAATAAATTTTTCAAACTTTTTAATATCAGATTTTTGTCTAACGATTACCTTTACGATTTTATTAGAAAATTCTCTAGTATCAAAGGTTTGATGATCCGTATCTTCATAATAGATATTATAAAAAATTCTATACGGATTATTTACTGGAGTATGTTCTAGAGTTTTTGTATCAAAGATATGAAATCCACGAGTATCGTTTACATCGTTCCAGAACATCTCATAGGGATTGCCCAAGTAATAGATTCGTCCATCATCCGATCGAGTGTGATAGTGACCGGAGTAGACCTTCTCGAACTTTGAATATAACTCGCTTGCATGACCATTTTCCATGACGACGCCTCTATGAGCTCTAAATCCCGACAGTTCAAGGTGCCCCATCGCACACTTGCTATTTGAATTTTTAATAAATTTAAAAGTACTCTCTTCATTTTCTTGATTTATCCAGGGAATAAAAAGTATATCTCGATTATCTATCTTAACTTCGGTTGCTTCTGAATATACTGTGACATTATCATACGCACGCAAAAGAAGATCAACGGCATTGACCTCAGTAGTATTTTTATAATATGCAGTATGATTACCAACGATAGT